GGATCTTGCTACCAACCGTGCGGCTTACCGCTTGGCTGACCAGTACGATCAAGAAGTTCTTGGTTACTTGTCTGGCTACAAGCAGTCTGCTCTTCACGCAAGTGCTGACACCGTAAACGATCAGGTTAACGGCACTAAAGCAGTAGACACTGCAGGTTCTGACGAATTGCTTTCCAGCATGAAGTTGAACAAGGGTGACTTCGGCAACATCACCACGACTGGTGCTGATGACCATTCGATCCCTGTTGCTGCTCGTTTGCCTGGTGCAACCGCTCTGCCAACAGCATACGTTTCGCCTGTCATGCTGATCAACCGTATGGGCCGTCTGCTTGACCAACAGAACGTAGACAAAGCAGGCCGCTGGGTTGTTATTGACCCTGTCCTGATGGAAGTCCTGATGGACGAAGACAGCCGCTTCTTGAATGCTGACTTCGGTGATTCTGGTGCTCTCCGTAACGGTCTTGTTCTGAACAACTGGAACGGTTTCCGTGTGTATGTTTCGAACAACCTGCCTTCGGTTGGTAGTGGTCCTGCAACAACTGGTACTGCAAACCAGAACACTAACTTTGGTGTTATCGTTGCTGGTCATGATTCTGCTATTGCAACTGCTGAGCAGATCAACAAGACCGAAACGTACCGTGATCCTGACTCGTTCGCTGACATCGTACGTGGTATGCACCTGTATGGCCGTAAGATCTTGCGTCCTGAAGCGATTACCACTGCTAAGTACAACCTGGCATAAGAGGAGAAATAACTTATGGCTACTGTTACTACTCTCGCAGGCGGGGCGACCGCAGGCCGTACGGCTGGTTCCGTTCCCTACCTTGTCAGTGTTAGCATTGACCTCGCAGCTGCTGCAACTGCTAAGGGTTCTGCCCTTGCCGCCGCAGACATTATCGAAGCAATCAATGTTCCAGCAAACACTGTTGTGTTGACTGCTGGTATCGAAGTTACTACCGCTCTTGCAGGTGAATCTGCTGACACCCGTCTTTTGTTGGGTGTTACTGGTGGTGATGTAGACGCATTTGTTGCTTCTTGGGACGCAACTGCTGCAACTGCAGGTACTTATGCTCCTGCTGCCGCAACTGTTCCTGTTGTCTTTGGTTCTGCAGACACTATTGATATCGAAATTGACGCAGCCACGACTGCACCTACTGGTGGTGTTCTTCGTGTGTACGCTGTCATGATGGATATTGATGGCCGTTATGGTGCAGCTGAAGTTGACCGTGATCAACTCGCATAATAACTCTTGGGGGCTGCTTCGGTGGCCCCCTAACCTACCATGATATATTTTTCCAGTGACAGTCAGATAGCCTATTACCATGCGCCTAAGAATGGCTCAAGGACAATGTTAGGTTACCTCGCTCTCACTAAAAACCCTGACCTTTTCGAGCAACACCCTGAGTACTTCCACCCCACAGATAACGAAGTGTACTCAGAACTTAGGGAACGTGTTCAAAGAATAAACAAGCACCACTGGACACCAAAGACTGTTCCTGTAGTAGACAACCCGATACGTCTTGTTGTTAAAAGAGATCCAATTAAAAGATTTATTAGTGGATACAGGAATAGGGTTCTCTTCCACAACAAGATGAAGACTCAACCTGACTTTGATACTTTTTTAGATAAGTTTGATTACTACAAAGCTAAAAGTTCAGATATCGAAACACACTTTAGACCACAAACTTATTTCTTTGGTTTAACAAGAGATAACTACACACACGTTTTTGATACGAGTGAAATGCACCTAGTTAAGGAATTGTTTGAGGATACGTACTCAAGATCGTTCCCTGACATTAGACTACAACAGGGTGGAAATCACGTTTCGATTAGTTTAACCTCAGAACAAGAAGATAAGATAAGAGGTTTGTATGGGTGTGACTACGAAGCAGGATGGTGTTAAGGTACTAAACAGTTTGAATAAACTACAGGGTACAATCATACTTCCTTTATCTGACATCTACTCCCTTAAAGATGACGTAATGGACAAGGTGTTTGATGCTACTCTGAAGAAGAGTTTAGAGACTAAGGGAATGCTAAACCCAATTCTTGTTTGTACTGACTTCGACTTTAAACAGACAGACGTTAGACAGTTTGAACGCAGACCTGTTGAAGAGTACATCACACAGAAGTACAGGTGTCTTATAGGAAACAACAGGTACTTGTACGCAGTAGAGAATAACTACACACACATTGAGTGTTTTATTGTCAGAACATTTAATGAAGTGAAAAAAGCCCACCTACTAACCCAAATTGAGCCAAGGAAAATGTAAAGGACTCTACGCATGGCAACTCTTAACGATAGAGTATTTGATAACGGTCTAACCGTTTTAGATACTGAAGCAAATGCTATCCACATTACCTCTCAGGAAGCAACAGACTACACTGACGCTACCAGCACAAGCACACTGGGTAACTCCACTTCCTTGTCGATTGGTTCCCCTCAGGATCGTTCTGGTGGTGGACGTGAGGTTGTTGTAGCAGCTATCTCTGACGGTTCTGTTACAGGAACTGGTACAGCTACTCACTACGCAATTGTAGACACTAGCAACACTAGACTGCTTGCTACTGGTTCCCTGACAGCTTCTCAGGCAGTAACTAACGGTAACTCCTTTACTCTTGCTTCCTTTACTATCGGTATCCCTGATCCTGCTTAATAGTTAATAAAACTTCAAAGCTGTAAAGGATAAGAGATGGTCACGTTAGTAAATAGAGCAAAAGTAAATACTTCCACAACTGGTACTGGAACAATAACTCTGGGTAGCCCTGTAGATGGCTTCCAGAGTTTTTCTGCTGCTGGCGTGACTGATGGTCAGACTGTACGTTACACTATTGAGGATGGTACAGCCTGGGAGATTGGTACAGGTACATACACAGCCTCAGGTACTACTCTTAGCAGAACACTCACTGAGTCTAGCACTGGTTCCCTCCTGAACCTCTCAGGGGATGCTATTGTGTTTGTTACAGCTGCAGGATCTGACATACAGCAACCACCTTCTGAGGGTGCTTTTGTTGATGGTGATAAGACTAAGCTTGATGGTATTGAGGCAGGTGCTGACGTAACTGATACAGCTAACGTCACAGCTGCAGGCGCACTGATGGATAGCGAGGTAACTAACCTTGCAGCTGTTAAAGCTTTTAATCCTGCAGACTATGCCACAGCCGCACAGGGTGGATTAGCCGACAGTGCAGTACAGCCTGGTGATAATATCTCAGACCTAACTAATGATGCAGGTTATTCTACTACAACTGGCACAGTCACATCTGTAGCAGCAACCGCAGGAACAGGTATTAGCGTATCAGGTTCACCTATTACGTCTAGTGGAACTCTGACGATTACTAACACTGCACCAGATCAGACCGTATCTTTGACTGAGGGTAGTAACGTAACCATTACAGGTACCTATCCTAACTTCACGATTGCCTCAACTGACACCAACACGACCTATACCGCAGGCACTGGCCTCACACTGACTGGCACAGAGTTTAGCACCAATCAGGACATCTCCACTACAGCAAACCCATCCTTTGCGGGCCTCACAGTAGACACGAACACGCTCTATGTGGACAGCACGAATAATCGGGTGGGAATTGGGACGGCATCGCCTACAGTTGCTCTTGATGTAGTTGGAGGTATTGATTTAACTGGTTCTTTGTCGGGCGCTACTGTAACTGCAACAAGCAACATGATTGCGGGTGGGACAGGCTCCGTAGGTTACACAGGCTTAAACCAAATTGTTGCCAAAAGCACTGGCAACTCAGGAATTGTTATTGATAGCGGCTCAACTAGTCTTGGGCGGATTGCTTTTGGTGATGGAGCGCTGGCAAGCTATATTGAGTATAGCCATTCAGATAATACTATGCGTTTGTGGGTTACTGGCACAGGCGAAGTTATGCGCCTCACCAGCAGCGGGAACGTGGGCATTGGAACGACCAGTCCTTCAACAACCCTTCACGTTGCAGGCGATACAACATTTGGCGGTGCTATTGATGAGACTGTGTATGCCTTGAGCGGCACAAGCGTTGCTCTTAACCCATCTAACGGGACAATCCAGACGCACACACTCTCAGGCAATACCACATACTCTGACAGCCTGTCTGCGGGCGAAAGTATTACCCTGATGATTGACGATGGGTCTGCATACACGATTACTTGGCCCACGATGACTTGGGTAAATAACGGCGGGTCAGCACCAACACTTGCAACCTCTGGATATACAACTGTGGCCCTGTGGAAGGTATCTACTACACTCTACGGCGCACTAGTTGGGAATGGGTCGTAATGCTGTGGCATAAGGCAATAGGTGCGGGTGGCATTGTGCGTGCGTTTGATCCATCTGATTTAACCTCACTTCTTGCGTGGTATGATGCAACAGATGCTTCAACTATTACTGCAAGTGGATCGTCATTGACCCAACTGACGGGCAAGGAAGGCTACGGGCCAACTCTAACGCCATACTCAACTTCTCCAACTGTTTCTGTCGGAAACTACATAGATTTTGACAATAGTGGGACTATCATGAGGGGCGTTGGTAGCTTTAGCCTTGCAGACAACCCAGACATGACAATCATCTTTGCTGCTCAAACCCCATCATCCCTTTCTGGCAACACAGGCGCTGGATGGCGTTGGGCATCTTTTGGCACTGCCAATGCCGCACTTTCGATTGGTGTTGGGTCAGCAGGTTGGTCTTGGAGGCATAATGCAGGATATGAAGCGTATAATGTTCCATCTACATCCACAGACTACATAGCTGCATTCACGCACCCTTCTGGAGGATTATACGGCTCATCTGGAAAGTTTTATGAGGATGGTCAGGAGCAAACCGCCACTGGTTCTTCCTCAAATTCGCTAACCCTTGGTGGATCATTAAATGATTTTGGCTTGGGTGGGGATTATGATGGCTTTAATGCATCTTCATACAGACTATATGAATTTATAGCGGCTGAAACTGTCTCAGACATCGACAGGCAAAAACTGGAAGGTTATCTTGCGCACAAGCATGGTCTGGATGGAAATCTACCAGCAGGTCATCCATATAAAACATCCCCACCATAAGATCTATTAAAAACACTCACTAGAGTTTTACATAAATTCATACTAAAAAAGTAGGATGACTAATGTCAGACCACGAAGACTTGATCCGCAGAGTAGAACGTCTGGAAGAAAACTAAAGGATAACTAATGCTAGGTTTTGCACCACTAGCTTCTGCACCGTTAGCTGATGACGGTCTTGTAGTATACGGTCTGTCAGCTACAGGCATTACTACTGGTGCACCTACTCTTGGTACTTCTGACCTTGTTGAGTTAATTCCTATTGAAGCTAATGGTATTACTACAGGTAGTCCATCTGTACAGTCTTCAGGTATTAACCAAGAACACTCCCTCAATTCGAATAGTATTACTACAGGATCTCCTGTCGTACCCTCAGTCAATATGGCTGAAGAGGAAACATTCCTTGGGGATAACATTACAGCAGGAATACCCGTTGTTGGTGGCAGTACAATCCTCCAAGAACACTCACTAACTGCTTCAGATATTGCAACAGACAACCCAGTTATTTCTTCTACTGAGTTAGTTAGGGTTGTAAATTTTGATGTTTCTGGTATAACTTGTGGTAGTCCTGTTGTAGAAACTGCTACGATACGAAACCTTCAGTTCCTAGAAGCTGACAGTATTACGACAGGATCTCCTGTTGTAGAGGATGTTGAACAAGATACATTCTCCGTATTTAACTCTGAGGGTATTGTAACAGATAGTCCTGTAGTATCTAGTACATCAATGGTATTTGTACTAGACTTTACAGGTGACAACATAAACACAGGTAATCCTGTAGTTTCTGATGTAGTATACTCGCACATCTACGTATTCTCAGCTGACAGTATAACTACAGGTAACCCTGTTGTTAGTCAGATTGCACTGAAACGTATTGTTTACGATCCCGAAGCGTTTAACGTAAAGAGAGTTGACTACGTTAAACCTGTCGTAAGTAGAACAGTATCTACCTCACTGGTACCAGTTAGAGTTGACTTCGTTAGACCTGAACAGAGTAGAGTGCTCGTAATTAAAACTGAAAGAAACAGGACTGCTTCTGTGAGTCCAGATCAAAATAGAACTGCAAAGGTTAGCTGATATGAGTCTCAAGTGGCCTCCTAAAGATAAAGATGAAACCTTGGACTACAGTATTGACTGGTCTAGGGGTTTAGAAACTGATGAGACTATTCAGGCCGTTTCTTGGTCTATCCTTAATGCTGACGATGAGAAGGTTTCTTTCAGCAATGGTACAACCATTAATGGTTTAAAGAACCAGTCTCAGACTAACACAACAACTGTTGCCACTATTTACTTGGCTAATGGCACTGATAACAAAGAGTATAAACTCTTCTGCTCTATTACAACAAACCAGGGTAGAGTTAAGGAAAGAGCTGTTGTTATTAGAATAAGGGAGTATAACTAATGTCTACTTATAACTTCCTTGGTCTAGTTAATGATGTAAATAGAAGACTTAACGAAGTAGAGCTTACTTCTAGTACTTTTCCTACAGCTACAGGTTTCTATTCCTCAGTTAAGGATGCTGTTAACTCAGCACTACGTGAAATCAACCACCAGCAATACGAGTGGCCTTTCAATCACGTAACGCAAGAAGAAGAACTTAATCAGGGTGATGTACGTTACTTTATCCCAAGAGACGTTAAAACCCTTGATATGGATAGCTTCAGGATTATTCGTGATGCTGACCTTGGTAATGATACAGTAAAACTAAAGCTAATTTCTTACGAAGAGTACCTTGAAAAGTACTTAGACAGCGAGTATAATACAGACACAAGCCTTCAGTCTGTTCCTCGTTACGTGTTCAGGACACCAGCTCAAGAGTACGGTGTCGTACCTGTTCCTGACAAAGCATACAGAATTGCTTATGAGTACTACAGAAATCCTGTAAGTCTTAACCTTTACTCAGACGTTCCAAGTATTCCTGAAGAGTTTAGATACGTAATTGTTGATGGTGCGATGGTACACGCCCATGCTTTCAGGGGTGACCTACAGAGTTCTCAGCTTAGCCAACAGAACTTCCAAGAAGGAATTAAGGCGATGCGTAGTATCTACGTGAATAGGTATGACTACGTTCGTTCGACTGTAAGGAATTCGTAATGCCTTCACAATGGGAAACATTTCCTGTAGAGTTTAGGGGTGGTCTTATCTCTAATACTAACCCGTTGCAGCAAGGTCTTGTTGCTCCTGGGTCAGCTACTATTCTACAAAACCTTGAGCCATCTAAGGAGGGTGGTTACAAGAAAGTACTAGGATACGAAAAGTTTGAGGATGACGAAGTTCCTGGTTCAGGTAATGTTCTAGGTGTTAAAGTAGTTAACCAAACAGATGTAATTGCTGTAAGAAACAACGGTAGCTCTCAGTCTCAGTACTACATATCTTCTGGATCTGGTTGGACATCTTTAGGTACAGCTACAAGTTTAGGTGGCAGAGTTAAGGCTGTAGACTTTAACTTCGATGGTAACCACAAGATTATGTTTGTTGATGGTGTTAACTCACCAGCTCTCTTTAACGATACAGACAATAGTTTAAGTTTTCCTTCTCTACCTTCTGACCTTACAGGTGCTACCAATATTGCAGTATTTAAAAAGGCATCATTTCTATCTAAAGGATCTAATTTATACTTTTCTGCTCCACTAGATGTTACTGACTTTAATGCCGCTAATGGTTCAGGTGTTATTAACGTAGGACATACTATTACAGGTCTCATCGTATTTAGAGACCAACTTATTATTTTTAGTAGAAATAAGATACAAAGACTTGTAGGTAACACTACTGCTGATTTCCAGCTTCTACCTATCGCTGAGGACATTGGCTGTATACACGGAGAGACTATTCAGGAAGTTGGCGGTGACGTTATGTTCATGGCTGCTGACGGTCTTAGACTTCTTGGTGCTACTGAACGTATTGGGGACTTTGGCTTGGAGGTCGCATCTGCTCCAATCTCTAAGGATGCAATTAGATTTATTAATAGTACAGAAACTTTCTCAAGCATTGTTTTAAGAGAAAAAGCTCAGTACAGAGTGTTTGCTTACTCAGACTCAGTTAACACAGCTTCATCTAAAGGGTTGATTGGTACAAAGTTTTCAGATCAGGGTGCATCAGTTATTAACTGGGCTACAACGAGCGGCTTTAAAGTATACGTTTCAGATGGTAGGTATGTACCAGGACAGGAACTAACAGTTTTTGCGAATGACTCTGGTTACGTCTACAAGATGGAGTTTGGTAACTCAAGGGATGGTGAAAGTATTGAGGCTATATACAAGTCTCCATTTATGTCAGTTAATGACCCTAAGTTACGTAAGACATTCTATAAACTAACCCTATACACTCAGATTAATGGTTCGTTTTCTTTAGACATTAACTTAGACTACGACATTTACCAAACAGATAACTACAACGAAGTTAAACCAAATACTATTACTGTTGCGACAGAAAGCAGTGGTATAGCTATCTACGGTGATCCATCCACAGTCTATGGAACAGCTGTTTTAGGAAACACACCAGACAATGTGTACAACACAAACGTCATAGGTAGTGGTAAGACAGTTTCTATTAGGTTTGAGGATAATTCCACAAATCCCACGTATAGTTTAGACACAGCTATACTTGAGTACAGAACTAACGAGAGAAAGTAAGCAAATGGCTGGGTATGTACGTCAGGACACTTCAAACAACATTGCTAACGGTAACGTCATTGACGCAGATGACTTGGATGCAGAATTTGATGCAATTGTAAGTGCTTTCAATGCAACATCTGGTCACTCCCATGACGGTACTTCAGGGACAGGTGCCCCAATTACGGTAGTTGGTCCAAGCCAAGAGATTACTGTAAGTGCCACAGCTGTTCTTCCAGATGCTGATGATGCTATTGACCTAGGATCTAGCCTTCTTGAATTCAAAGATTTGTACCTTGACGGTGTTGCTTATGTAGATACTCTTACAGCTGATGCAGGTACTGTAGGTGGTGCTGACATCGTAACTACTACAGCGACTCAAACACTTACCAATAAGACCCTTGATGCGCCTACTATTTCTAACTTGTCTACACTTACTACTTCTGGTAATGTTACCGTTGGTGGTAACCTCACTGTAAGTGGTACAACTACTACTCTAAATACTGCAACGAATATTACTGGTAATACGTCTGTCACTGGTAATATCTCAGTAACTGGTACAGTAGACGGAAGAGATGTAGCTGCTGACGGTACTAAACTAGATGGCATTGAGTCTAATGCTACAGCTGACCAAACTGGTGCAGAAATTAAAGCACTGTACGAAGCTGAGAGTGATACCAACGCTTACACTGACGCTGAGAAAACTAAGTTGTCAGGTATTGAAACTGGTGCTACAGCCGATCAGACAGGTGCTGAGATTAAATCTTTGTATGAGGCAGAAGCAAATACTAACGCTTACACAGATGCTGAGAAGTCTAAACTAGCAGGTATTGAATCTGGGGCTACTGCTGATCAAAGTGCTGCTGAGATTAAGACAGCATACGAAAGCAATGCTGATACTAATGCCTTCACAGACGCTGAGAAGACTCGTATCGGTCTTGTGACAGACACTGAGATGGGTATTTTAGCAGGAGCTACTGTTACAACAGCTGAGTTGAATGTCCTTGATGGTGTTACAGCAACAGCTTCTGAACTAAACATTCTTGACGGGGTTACAGCTACAACTGCTGAAATCAATATTCTAGATGGTGTTACAGCTACAACTGCTGAAATCAATTACCTCGACATTACAACGCTAGGGACTTCTCAGACATCTAAGGTTGTTACGGCTGATGCAAATGGTGACGTTACTTTTGCTAATGCTGTCGTTGAGAATATCCACACTCTGTCAGGAACCTCTGCTGCTATCGACCCTAATAATGGGACGCTTCAGGTTCACACTCTGACTGGTAATACGACTTATACTGATAGTTTAGCGGCAGGTGAATCTGTCACTCTAATGATTGATGACGGTTCAGCCTACACAATTACTTGGCCTACAATAACTTGGAGAAACAATGGGGCGACTGCTCCAACACTAGCAACTTCTGGTTATACCGTAATTCTCCTATGGAAGGTTTCTACTACGTTGTACGGTATGCTTGTAGCTGATGGGAGTTAATTCCTATGTTACTAAGAAATAGTAAGTTTACGATGGGATCTGGTGGAGCTTCTGGTATTAAATATGTTGGTGGTTACACAGACATTGTTGACGACAGTGATGACACTGTAATCTCTTTTGGCGGTAATCTCACTGGTGGCATAAGTTCATCAGCTCAGGAAGGTGATCTTGTTCTTGTATACTTCGGTTATTCTATCACTCAAGGATCTGCCTATCCTCTTGCAAGCATAACTGACTACACAGAATATGTAAATATATCAAGCACAGATTTCTTTATTTCTACACTTATTGTTGGTTATAAGTTTATGGGTGCTACACCAGATAGTTCCCTAACTATAAATGGTGGCGGTGGAACAATTTGTTCTGGGGCGGTTGGAGTTCAAGTCTGGAGAGATGTTGATTCTGTAACACCATTTGACGTTACAAGAACGACCAACACTCAGTCGTCTACGGTAGAGCCTAATCCACCATCAATAACACCAATTACAGATGGTGCTTATGTTGTTGCAGGGGGTCATGGCGCTCATAGTGAAGGAAATCAAACCTTTTCAAGCAGTGACCTAGATGGTTTTATCACTCAAGGTCAGACTGTTTTAACTGACTCAACGATAGGTCTTGGTTACAAAAAGTGGGTGTCTGGTTCCTTTAACCCTGCCAAATTTACTTTCAGTGGAACAGATAGCACATCTTGCTCTAATTGTTCTACAACCCTCGCCCTTCGACCAGCATAATACATAAGGACTGATCATGTATATCAAACTTACAAACGGTATTCCCAAAAATTACTCACTTGGGATGTTGCGCCGTGATAATCCAAACACATCCTTCCCTAAGAATCCAACAAATGACCTACTAGCTGAGTGGGGTGTATATCCTTATACTCGTCCAGAACGTCCTGAAGGTAATGATCCACTAACAACAAGAGTGGTTGATGGTAGTTTCGAACAGGATTCTGATGGCAACTGGGTTATGCCTTACGTTGTTGAACAATTACCTCAGGAAAAAGCTGAAGATAGAGTTCGTGGTAAAAGAAATGGTCTCCTTCAGCAATCTGACTGGACACAAGTAGTTGATGCCCCAGTAGATCAAACTGCTTGGGCTACTTACCGCCAAGAACTAAGAGACATTACCTCTCAGGAAGGGTTTCCGTATACTGTTATTTGGCCTACTGAACCATCCGCCTAAGATTAAGGAAGTATTAAAATGCAGAATAAAGGTCTAGTTCTTAGTCTGGCAGATGTGCAAGCCCTCCGTAAGGCGGGGTTTACACCTAAGGGTACTCTTATTCAGG